TAAAGTGTTCAATATGTTTTTACCAGGTATAACTGTCTAAATCAAGCTATACAACCTAGAGTAGTGGGACCCCTTTTTACAAAAAGGGGGGACCCCGCACAACCTACAATTGATTTTTGGATTTAGTTTGGGACCCATGGCGGTTGTCAGTGTTAACCCGCCATGGGTAAGAGAGTTAGTTAATCTAGTAACACCATGTATGCTGATGCATTGTGTTGCCTAAACCAATTAAGATGCTCACGCATAATCTTATAGTGCTTGTCTTTTGTATCTGGGTCAGCATGAAACTCAGCCATTGACTCAGCCACAAAGATAAGGTCATGTCTTCTAGCCTCTTCCTTAGTTAACATAACAGACTCACCATTGAACCTGTTCTTTCTTTCTTCTGTTTTATTGTCTGTATTTGTATTTGTCATATCTTGGACAATATAGGATAAGTCTAACATTGTCAACTTACTTTCTTCTCAATGGTCCATTGATTCCAACGCCTCTCGGTATCTTTGACAGGGTCCTTGATTGGTGTTTCTAGTGGCTCTCGTCTTGGCGCAATGGCGACTATTCTATCAATGTGTTCTTTAAAAAAATCAGTATAACAACCTTGACTACAGAAATATTTAAAAGGGGTAAAATATTGGTTGTAGTGTGGGTTGTCTTTTATCTTTCTAGTTCTCAATACTTTATTGCCTTTACTACCTCGCACTCGGTCCTGTGTTTTATGAGTATGGCAACTCGGACCATGGCACCATTTAAAATCACTCATTGCCCACTCCTAATCTATCTTTGAACTCTTTCTTCTTTGCAATCTTTTCAAGTTCTAATTCAAAACCATAATGAAAGATTTCTAAACTTTCATTACGATAGTTATGCCATGCCTTTTTGATTTCATCGTAATCAAATTGTGTTGAACTATTCATGATGTGGTAGTCCCCCCAACATTGAAACAAAACCACTAAAAGTAATTAACACTCCTAATGTGTGGTGTTCGCCTGCGTGTAAAAAAGTTATTACTCCTAACATCATTAATATAAATCCTGTTAGTACCATTAACAATCTTCCTATTATTTCGCCTGTCATTATTTTTTCTCTCTTTCTTTTGCTTGTTTAAATGCTCGGTCTAATCTAGCCTGTGCATTTTGGTTGTCAATAAAGTCTTGCGTATTTTTTGCTAGCCATATTCCAATAATTAAAATTAATGGAAATCCAAAACAAATTAAATATTCCATTAGTGCCTCACTTTCCAACTTGTAGTTGCTGTTCTATAACCATGACTATCTAAGTCATAATAAACATAATATGGCACACCTTTTTTAGATGTTCCATATCTGCTTTTTTCGTCGTGCTTACCTTGTCTTGTTATGTGCTTCTTATGTTTAGAAGCCCAATAAGTTATGTAAAATGTTTTAGTCATATTTATTTCTCTCTTTCTGTACCTATCCTACACCAAGTAGGATAGGTTTGTCAATAGCTTAATTTAAGCTATTTTCTGCCTGTTGTGTTTCGTACAATAGTCTAGCTTTAATCTTATCTGCTCTACTAGAATTCTTGTTCTTCATGCCTTTAATTCTTTCAGCAAGATTTTTAGGATTGTAGATTACAAGTCCTGTACTATTAGTTCTAATTATTTCTGCGTCAGTAATATTTAAACCAAGTTCAGTACAAAGTTCTAATGCTTCATCTAAATATTTATAACCTTTTAAACCAAGTTTAATTTCTTTCATCTGGTCTAAAACAGATTTAATCCATTTATGATGAGCAATAACAAATTGACTTTTTGCCTGTTTCCATTGTATTAGAAAATTAAATTCTAATTCATTACAAGCAATAGACCTATCTCTACAATAATCTCTACCAATTAAATCTAATTGGTATTTGTCATTCCATTGTTTGCCATAACCTTTGTCATCATTACCAAGATAAGAATTGTTGTTATCAACATATTTTGTTTTATGTGGGTTGTTATCTTTGCCCTCTTGTTCAATCAAAATATCTGGGTTGCAATCATCTTGTGCTTTTAGTTCATCTCTAAACAAAGCATAACCATATTCATTATCAGTTCTTGAATATGAAGAATTGCTTTCAGTATCTATTGAACCATTCAATCTAAAATCAAAATGCTTTTCAATTTGTGCCTGTTCCATTTTAAGATTATTGTCATAGTCCCTTGTTTCTTTCTCGCCCATATAATGAAAATGAAAGCAACTATCTTTTGCAATAGTAGAAACATTTTCAAACTTATCTTGTAGATATTGTGCCTTTGCTACATCATCTTCAGTATAATGTCGTCTAACTATTTTTTCTGCTATCTTCCACGCATTGTCATTTATGTCAATCTGATTAGCTTTCAGTTCGTCATACTTTTGTTTTTCTTGCGTGTCCTCTTGTTCAAGGTGTACCCTCATTCTATTTGCTATCTTGTTTCGGTATTCTTGGTTTAATCGTAGTCTAGTCATTTTTCCTCTTTCTTGATTATTTATTTTATTTTGCATAAATGTTTTTTAACACTTGACAATAGGATAGTCAAGCATTATATATGATTTGTTATTTAATGTTAATTATAAGTCCAGAAATTCTAGAAGACGGCACATTAAATAACACGGATTTTAGCGTTGGCCTGTAGGATAACAGCAACGCTACTGATCCCTGATCCACTGGGAAACCACAGAGAAAACTGTGCCGGTGGATCTGGGATCAGTTAATTTGCAAATTGCTGATTGGGAAATAGTGTAGGAACTGTGCGGGTAGCTGGTACTCCAGAGTACTCTGAGACAACTCAAACTGACGGAGGTTGAACAGTCCGCAATCACCTGCTGATCCCTGATCCATTAGAGATAGGAGATGTCCTATGCAAAATGCTAGCACTCTCTGATGGATCTGGGATCAGTGTGGGTTACCATGACTGCCACTTGCAGAAACTACGGTTTTTGGCACTGGTCATTGAGCAACGGTTGATTGCTTTGAGGGGGCGCACCCATCAACCACAAGCTACAAGCATCAAGCTTGACAATGGTTCAGGGATAGTATAGGATGTATTTAGAAAGGAATAAACTATGACAGACAATGACAAGAAACTACACCAGCTAACTGAAGGAGTTACCCGTATAGCAAACTATATGGAAGAGATCCTGCAGCTGGTAAGAGCGGATCAGGAGAGAACTAAAAAATATATGGAAGAAAAAAAAGATGAGTAGAAGACAAGGGTCCGAAAGTATTCGGGCCCTGGTTAACCACTGGCGCTGGCTAGTGGACCAGGGCCCAAGTTATAAGCTACAAGCTGCAAGCTGCAAGCGTCAAGCGGCAAGCTTGACAAGACAGAATTATAGGATTATAAAGGAAGTAGAAAGTAGGAATTATGAAAACAGATGAAGCATTAAAAATTATAGGAGGCAGCCTGAGCAAGCCTTCAAAGATGCCCGGCTGGTCAATAGGTTTACCTGCCAAAGAATGCAAAACTGGCGGCAAGCTGCAACAGGTGAAGGGCTCAGTATGCTTTGACTGTTACGCGCTCAAAGGTTGTTACGTCTTCAAGGTTGTTCAGGATGCACAGTACAGAAGACTCAAGGCCATCAAGGACCCAGCCTGGGTCACCGCAATGGCTCACTTGATCAACAGCAAAAAGCCTGATGTCTTCAGATGGCACGACTCAGGCGATGTTCAAGATTTAGATCACTTACAAAAAATTTATGAAGTCTGTAGGCTGTCACCATCTAAGCGTCACTGGTTACCGACTCGTGAAGCATGGATAAAGGACCATCTAACAGACAAGCCCAACAATTTAGTCATACGATTTAGCGCGCCCATGGTGAACCAGCGGGCGCCTGCTTCGTGGCCCAACTCTTCAGAGGTGGTGACATCAGGGGCCAGCTGTCCTGCAGCTCAACAAGACAATGAATGCAGAGACTGTCGACAATGCTGGGATCCCATGGTAAAAACTATTAAATACGGTAAACACTAAAATGTTTAGACATCCAAACTATTATAAAGAATTACGCAAGCTACGTAATAAACTGGACCAGGCCATTAGCTCTAAAAATCGCGACGGCGAGTGCGAGCGTGCGCCTGGTTCGGGCCTCATGAAATCGCAAGCGACAAGCAAGTCACAAGCGGCAAGCGTCAAGCTTTCGAACCAACCTGTTCAACTAACAAGCGACAAGCATCCCAACCATAACCACAAGCGTCAAGCGACAAGCCTAAAGTAACAAGCTCTTCTATCCGAGAACCACGGTACATGGATATTGGAGAAGTTTTAGGGGGTAAAGGACCAAGGGTCTTTACCATGATAAATGTGTTGTGTGGGTGCTTAATATGAAAGGCAATTTGATGAGGGCTGAACCGAATTTTGTTACCTTTAGTAACCTTTAATTCTATAGTACAAAAGTGCCCAGAAGTATTACAGACCAATAGATCAGGAGTCCCAAGTAAGCTAATGTTTTCAATTCTAATAAGCGAAAAGGACTTAAAATTTTGCTTAACATTTTGATATAATTTAGCCTCTGGGCCCATATGTTTTTTAAGGTAATCACTGCGTTTAAATTTGCAGTTTTGGTGGTATATTTAGTATTTGTTGGTTGACTGTTTTTAATACAAGGCGATGCGCACTATGACCTTTGTGGCCTATAATTGGTGTTGCATTTTCCTGTACTTCCATTCTAACTACTTTTTCTAAATGACCATTAATTTGAACCATAATGACGGCATTAGAAATAGCATTACCTTGTCTGCTACCATCTTTATTGGCTGATGTAAAACTAGATAAAAATTGTTGTAAGTCTTGGACCCGCATTATTTTTTTATCTGCAATTCTAATAGTTGAATTTCTTCTCTAAGTCTAGAAATTTCTGCTTTATAGTTTTCATTCTCTGTGTGAATTTGTTTAATAGTTCCAGCCATCTCCATAACAATTTGTTTGGTACCATCTAATTGATTTTTAGTTTTAATATGTTCAGCTTCTCGCTGTTTATATTTAAATAATTCTGCTTTGTATTGATCTGTTAAAGTTGTAATAGTTAAACTATCAGTACTAGGTTTTATCTTAGCTTCATTTTCATGAGTCATATCTTCTCCGTGTTCTTTCAATTTATCGTATGTACGCTTATCTTTCATAGTATTGACTTTATAGGATAGTTACCTTAAAAAGTCAATATGGGAGTTCCTAAAAGATTAACAGAAATGCAAAAAAGATTTGCCGAGTATTTGGTATTTGGTGGTCCTGAAGGACCAGTTAACAAAGCTGAAGCAGCCGAGCTGGCGGGCTACAGCAAGAAAAGATGTAGACAAGAAGGAGCTGAACTTACCAATCCCAGACAGGCACCGCTTGTAGTTAAATATTTAGATGAATTAAAACAAGAAAGAAATTTAAAATTTGGAGTAAATTATGAAGGCCACGTTGCTGAATTAGCTAGAATCAAAGACCTGGCTTTGAAAAAAAATTCTTTTTCTGCTGCTGTAAACGCTGAAACAAATCGTGGAAAGGCAGGAGGATTATACATAGACAGAAAAATAATAAAACATGGGAAATTAGAAGACATGACAGAAGAACAACTAGAAATGAAGATGGCACAAATTGAAGAAGACTACGCAAGTCTTTTAAGTGATGAGGCTGAGGTTGTTGAAGTGATTGAGGATCAATCCGCATTTTCTGAGTCTTCTAACTGAGTTTTAATCATATCTATCATCCAAGGGTTATCTCTAAATACACCCATCATTACGTTAGTTAATTGATTAACAACAGCTTCTTCAAACTCTGGTTTTTCTAAAGCAGCTTTTTCTTGATTAAGCCCTGATATCTGTACCGCTGCGTGCATAATTTCATGAAAGATAGTATTAGCCATCTCTTGACCACAAAGATCATGTTGTACTTGTATAACATTTTGTCTGTAATCATACTCACCAAAACAATCTGTAAGTTCCCATTTTTTATAATTAGGTCTAACATATCTAATCTTAATATCTTTGTATCCAACTCTAACGTTGTTAGGCAATTCATGTGTCTCAACGGGAATAGGCTTTGCTTTTTTTCTAAAGTGTTTGGTTTTCTTTCGGATTTTCATATCTGTATATGTATCTAAAAAAAATCAGTTTTTCTAGTTTTTTGTATCGCGCGCGCATAGGCAAACTGAGATATTGCCTAAAGTGACAAAATAATCTGTCACCTGACACTTTTTTTTACAACATTTTGGCACACATTATTGTTGTATACCAACACTAATAGCTCAAAGTGACAGAATGACATTATTTCTA